CTTAGCATGAGAAACTACAGAACGTCTTTGTACCGCAGAATCTAAGAACATTTCATTGGCTACCATATTAAGGTAGAATGAATTGTATTGTGTGTTGTATGCAAAGACATCCAATAGTGTGTCAATAGCAGAACCTTCAAAATTGTAATCAGTAAATTGTGATTGACTTTTTAAATATGTAATGAAATTCTGCTTGATTGAATTAAAATCAAGAGAAGACAATTGAATGTTAGAATTAGCACCCGCCAAGATTATTCCCCTGTGAATTAATATAAAGATATGTGGGCTTCATATTATCTATTCCTTTGAAGTAAGAGATTGATAGCAGTCGGTGTTGTATTATTACCAATAAAAACATAGAGACTGACTGAAAAATTATTTTGGTCTGCTTGTGCAGTCACATTTAGCTGATAAATTGATGCTCTTGGTTCATAATTATTGATGAGCCTTATAATCTCATCTTCAATACTACTAGCGGTCAATGGTGAAACTGGTTCAAATAATAATGCTGGTAGTCCGCTACCGATTGTTGGGTCGAATAATCTTTCGTATGGTCTAGTATACAAAAGATTTTGAATTGAACGTATGACTGCTTGTTCATTATAACTCATAGATACATCACCCGTCACCGGATTGGGAAGGAAACGTAAATCTAAATCTGAGTAAAATATTGTACTTGCCATTTTCTATTTATGTGCCTGGTAGAAGTGGATCTATTGGTAATGGTGTTGCTGTCGGTGCACCCAAAGATATAACTTCGTGTACGTGTATATTATATGTTTCTCTTAATTCATTTAAAGATGCTAGGTTATCATAGATATTACCTGCAACCAGTGCAGGATTCAATGCATTTACACCAGCCGCAATCGCACCAAGAGTTGTAATACTACCAGTAGAGAACGAAGAACCCATCGTAGAAAGACTACCATTGACGTTCAAATCTGAATTGATATTGACTGTTTCACCTGAAAGTGTCAAAGTTCCTTGAGATGTGATATCTACATCACCAGAAGCAATAATCTCAGCATCACCTCCTGTATTTGTAATAGAATCACCTGATACATTCTGGTAAACATTTCCGTCAACTTGAATATAAGAATCACCTTGTACATGTAAAACTGAAGGTCCTACAATGGTAATATTACATTGTCCACCTATGTAGACATTATTGTTTGCCATTGTAATCTGATAATTATTACCGAAAACCTTAAAGATACCAGTACCATCAGCCTGCATTTCAATGAAATTGTTCGAAGTACCGTGTTGTAAGCGAACTCTTTCAGCACCAGGAGTATCGTCTAATTCAAATAGATGACCGCTTCTAGTTTGTCTTGCATTATTATATGGATACTGAGGTTTTGCTGTCGAAAACGGTTCTGTCCATGAACTATCAGGTGTTGTCATAATTTATCCTATTGTGAAGACATTGCAGATTGTTGTTGTGCAACACCAGCCGCATAACTTGCTTTCGCATCTGAAAGACATTGTTGAAATTGTGATACCAATTCTTTCAAGCCAGATTTAATCAGAGCAGTAATGTAATTTTCTAATACTTTAATGAGAGTTTCTAGCATTTTCAAATAATTTTCAACAGTCTGAATAAAATCCTGTACTGCTTTAATTGCTTTCTTAAACATAGCAACTTGTGCTTTGAGTGCTTTTGCTTGTGCTTCTGCATCACCAAGACCTAAAGCATCAAGAACTTCTTGTCGTAGTGCTTTCAACGCTTGCATTATTTCCATTCTTGCTTGAGCAATACCCATGCCAATAGAACCGCAAACATCACACACATGAACGGTGTTCATATTTGCATTTGAAATTGCCGTACCAGCAGTTACACCCGCACCTGTTGGTGGTATCGTCTGTGATGCATCTGTTTTTTGTGCAATATTTGCATTAGTATTATTCGGTGCTGTCGTAGTTGAAACATCTGGTGTTTCTGATGCTACTGCATTACCTGCAACACCTAGTGCATTTAATGCCATATCAAGTTCAGATACAACAACTTCAACTACTTGCGTTATTGGTTGTGCAGTATTATTGTCTGCTAAAACATAATCTGCTTGTCCGGGTACATTTATTGTACCGATTGTTTGTGCTGTGTTTATATTTAAATCTGCCATTTTATACTCCAAGGTCTGTAGCAGTTTTAGGTAGGACACCCATTACGATTGGGAATTGACCTGATTCGCCATCCATAAAGAATCCTACAACCCATTCTCCTACATCAGGTAATTCAACTGATTTTGAGTTATTTATAGGCAGTAATGGATGAGCCCAAGGCAAATCTGAATCAGGTAACATTTGTGTATTGTTTGTATGCCAACCAAAGATTCTCACTTGAACACGATGAGCAATATTAGGATCGTCATTACGTACAACAACACCAACCCACCATACAAAACCACTTAATCCAAAAAAATTATTACGCTGAGTCATTATTGAATCCCATTAATTGCATTATAAAAGCCACCAGAACCAGTTGCGGGTATTGATGGTAGATATGCACTAGAATCTGTACCGAAACTATCTTTAACCATTTCAATTACTGTAGTCATTTCTGTATTCTTCATAATGTGTCTTACAGCAGTCACAAGATAATTGCCGGAATAGAATAAGTCTGGTGATTTTGAACTTTGACCGTCTGCATTAGAGTACACTGTTGGCTTCAAATCAAAAGCAGTAAAGTTAAGAAGAATACCTACTGTAATTTGTGTATCACCAGGTATAGTAAGTTTAATCTTCATATAGTTCATTAAACCTAACTGTGCAACTCTATTTGGTACAAAGTCTTCAATCTTAATATCGTTTGCAACTGAATCAGGATCCATTACAATCTGTTTCTCTAACGCATTACCTGCGGCTATTCTTAAAGCACCAGATTCTAGTCTTGTATCAGCGGGGCCGTGATATATTGTATCACCCCAACGATTTTGCATCGATGTAGTTACCGGTGCTTTATTTAATAATTTTGCCGACTGCAAATAGTCATCATACATGAAATCGGTAATATTATACGTTCTAGTTAACGGGTCAATAGATATCAAACGATTCGTAAATGTACCATCAGAAGTAGCCGCTAATGTATCAAAGAATTTAATAACTTCAAAACCAGTAACGTTTACCGATTGTGCATATAGTTCTGGTGTGATATTGTTAGGATTAAAGACGTAGGATTTAAATGGGGTTTGTTTGCTAAACAATGTCTGTAAAGAAACAAAATTGTATCCTGAACTATTTTCGTAGAAAACAAAATCAGCACCAGGATTTGTAATTGGTCTAGAATATATTGTCAACCAATGTATAGTTTCTAGTATCTTTTTATTCGGTAAAATAAAATCATAGAGACCAGTTGTGGGTTCAATCTGATAGCCCTTTGTTCTTTGCGTTGTTGTCTTATCAGATTTTGGTGTCAGTTTCAAATAATTAATAAGAACATCTTCTACAATGTCACTAATCTGTGCATTTTTATACGACTTCGATATTCTATACTTCTCTGAAAGCATCATTTCTTCTGAGCAGAAGTATACCACAAAGGCTTCTTGATTCTTTGCGTAATCTGTTAGACGATTACCAATTTTATATACTCTAAAAACTCTTTGCACAAAGTCATTGTCGTTTCTTGTTTTTCTAATCTTAAACTCTATGAATTCTGTACCGTTCAGTCTTAAATTTGAAATCATATTAGTAGCATCAAACAATACCAATTCACCATAGATTGTGCTACTATAAATGTCTTCATAGTAATTCAACTCTCTTAAATTCTCTTTAAGTGTGATTGGATACGTTAAGCCACCAGTTAAGATGTTTACAAAGACTAATTCATAGTCCGTTATGAACTTAACTTGATTCAAATTATCTGCCATATTATGAACTCATTAACGAAACGAATTGACTTTCAATATCAGTGACGTAATTTTTATTGATAAGATTAATGTTTCTCTTAGATTCATTTAGTTGTGTCTCATAATCAATAACATAAACAATATTTTTAGTTACCGAATAAGTCACATTTGAACTGGGAAACGTTGCGGTAGAAGTTGTAATTTGTGTATTTGCATATGTAGGTGCATCGATTTGCACAGTCTTAACTGATGTTTGCATTGAAAGGCTATCATATGTAGTGATAATTTTCTCATATGCATGAATCGTTGATTGACAATAGGCATTTACTGTTTGATTATTTGCAGTTGCTAATGCACTGTATTTGTCTTTTAAGTATGCTTGAAAGTCTCTATTCGTTAGAGGCCAATCACCTTTAGGGTCCATAATGTTGTTTGCATAGAATACCAACCAGTATCTATACTGATCCCCATAATACTTATAAGCAATATTTTCCGGTAAATCTTGTTCTTGTACGGTGTATTGATAGAACAACATTGGTTGCAAAGACAATGCAGGTAACAATGATGCTCTCGCAGTAAGGTCAACCCCAATCTCAATATTTTTATTATTAGGATCGGCAACTGTTGTTTTAGGTAGCGTATTAAAGTATTTCATTTACTATGAAAGAGATTTGTTTAAATCTTGACGAATACTTTCCGCTTCGTTAGATTTGGATTGAAGTTGATTTACCAAGCTATCTAATGCTTGTTGATTTTCAAAATCATTATAATTGGATGCAACAACTGAGTTCTGAACATCTTCTTTTGTGAAAATTTGTGTTTCACGTAAGTCAACTGTCATAGTTGTTTGTACTGGATAACCATCTTCAAATGCGGCCCACCCGTTAGGTGCATAATCTACTCCTACGTTTGTGATGACACACTCTTTAATATTGAATACTTTTGCTGGTTTTCCTGAGTTAACTGTGTTTGTAATGCTTTGACTTTTACCTAAGAATCCAAGACCTACATTGTTCAATGCGCTTTGAAATTGATTGATAACTGCACCAGCAATACCATTAGAGCCACCAGTAAACACCATCTTCACGTTAACGATTTGTGGTGGTGTTAGATATCTACCAGGTTGATTTGTACCGACACCAGTAACACCTGGAGATGAATAGAATATGAACGTATCAATGATATTCTTTACCGTTTGTGCTTCAGCAGAACTTTTTGGTGTGAACACGAACGACATTGAGAAGTTTCTGAAATCTCTACCTTGATATATCAATTGCATTTGTGGGTTAACAAATTGTCCCAATGCTTGATTTAATAAATCTTTTGTGTCACCTTGAACACCAAGTTTACCACCTAAAGAATCTATTTTAGACGATATGAATTCTTTTACTGCTGGATCTGAAAGTATGTTTGCGTAATTTTGCTTGACACCACCAGAAAAATTAACTTTACCCTTTAGTGATTCTGCCGCACTTGCAATAAAACCACCTTTTCCTAGCGTATTTGTAAAACTTAAAGTGTTGTATTGCGATTCAAAATCTGCTGTCAAAGTATCCGGCATATACAAAGAGACGGTAGATATCGTTTTTAACGTTCTTGGTTTGTATGTACCAGGAGTAAATGCTTTTGTGAGTAATTGAAAAACACCTAATGAGGCTTCTTCAACTGCTGTTTCTGCCTTAGCAATTAAATCTTGATTTGTTATGTTTGCACCAGCCTCTGCTACTTGTGTTCTTGATGATGCAATTAATGAATTTAGGTTTGCTTTTGCAAGTTGCAATGCTTGAACAGCGGCACCTTCAGTAGCCTCTGAAACTTGATTAATTACCGAATTCGTATCCTGTTGAAAGTCTGTTGTCCAGTCGCAAAAATTGAACTGTACCGCATGACACATAGCAGGATTTGTCGTTAAATCTGATGGATATACGAAATTACCTTTACCTTCTGGTTGAAAAAGGCTTTTTAATGGGCCAGCTAACTGATTAAACGGTAACTGTATGCCTGCGACTGAGGGATTTGTGAAAAATGACATGTGCCTAGAATAGAGTTGTAACAAGTATTTATATCATAAATAACGGGACATTCAATAAATGGTAATAATATGGCTTATAGCGGAAAATTTATCCCTCGAAACCCACAAAAGTATCGTGGTGACCACAAGAACATACAATGGCGTTCTACTTGGGAGTATAGATATATGAAATGGCTTGATGAGACTGATGCTGTAGTCTCCTGGTCTAGTGAAGAGGTCGTGATCCCATATCGTGATCCTGCTGACGGTAGACCTAGACGATATTTTGTCGATTTCTATGCTCAAATGAAAACAAAAGACGGTACTATTAAGACTTATTTAATAGAGATTAAACCAAAGGTTCAGACTCTAGAGCCTAAGAAACAGAAGAGAGTCACGAAAAGATACATCAATGAAGTCTATACTTATGGTGTCAATCAAAACAAATGGAAAGCCGCTACAGAGTACTGTTTAGACCGTGGTTGGGAGTTCAAAGTACTTACCGAAGATGACTTAGGCCTGTCTAAATAGTTAATGGCATCTAAATTAACAATACTATCAAAGCAAAGAGAGAAACTCGGTCATGGTGTAATGACCAAGGACTCTTTGAAATGGCTCGGTCAAAAGATTACCGAATTACGCAATCCTTCATTAATACCGTCTGCAATTAGAAAAGAAGATGTACGTAATGTTAAAAGCGTTCAGACCGGTGCAATGTATTTCTTCTATTATGACCCAAAGTTAAAAGAAGAGTTACCGTATTATGATAGATTTCCGTTAACATTGATACTTGAGAAGTACAATGACGGTTTTCTAGCATTAAATCTGCATTACTTACCGTTTAAATGGCGAGTGGCATTTATGGAAAAATTGGTACCCTATGGAACGTCTAAAAACAAGCTGGACGAGGTTGCCAGATTACATGTGACTTACGACATACTTGAGGCTACACGCAATCTGAGAGAGTTTAGACCCTGTATTAAGCGTTATTTGTACGACCATATGCAATCAAGAATATTAGCAGTACAACCAAACGAATGGGATACCGCTTTAGCGTTACCGATTCAGCAATTTAAGAAAGCCACGGCAAAAGAAGTGTGGCAAGATTCACTAAACGAGATAAGGAACTCATAGATGGCGTCATCAATCAGCAGTTTTATTAGTACTTTTGGCTCAGACGTAGCCAGAAAGTTCATGTTTGATGTGACGATACCAGTACCGCTTGCACTTTCAAGTTATGCTAGTACCGGTAGACAATTGACATTCCGATGCGACAATGCGATGTTGCCTGGTAGAAATGTGGCAACTACAGATAAGAAAATTGGTTCGGCTCCTGTTGAGAAGTTCCCATATCATACATCTTACAATGATGTTGTATTAGATTTTATTGTAAATGGTAACATGGGAGAACGAATATTCTTTGATGCTTGGTTAGATTTAGTAAACCCATCTAATGATTTCAACTTCAACTACAAATCAAGTTATGCGGTAGATATTCTAATTACGCAATACGACATGACCGGTAAGAAAACATATGAGACCAAATTAATTGATGCGTTCCCAACGACAGTTAATCAAATGGATCTATCATGGAATTCGGAAGATGTACATAGAGTTTCGGTAGACTTTGCGTACACATACTGGACAAATAACGCAATTAACCCACTAAGTGCAAGTTCTTTAACACAAACGCTGAAATCGGAATTTTTAAATTCACTATAAATTGATTGGAGATTATTATGGCATTGCCTAAGATTGATACACCAACGTACACGTTGGAATTACCATTGAGTAAAAAGACTGTTCTTTACAGACCATTCTTGGTAAAAGAACAAAGAAATTTGATGATGGCTCTAGAAGCCGATGATAAAGATACTGTCGAAAGAAACGTCAAACAGGTTTTAACTAATTGTACATTGTCAACAGACATTGATATCGATGAGTTACCAGTAACAGATATTGAATATTACTTCATTAACTTAAGAGCAAGGTCAGTTGGTGAGATTGTAGAAAACAAATATGTTTGTACAAATACAGTCGGTGATAGTCAATGTAACAATAAAATGGAAGTCAAATTGAATTTGCTTGAAGTTACTGTTGATATGCCTGAACAACCAGATGTAATTAAGTTAACAGAGACTATGGCTATTAAATTGAAATATCCTAGATTCTCTGTTATTTCAAAATTGGCAAAGAAAGAATCTGCTGTTGAAGTTGCATTTGATATTATGATTGATTCTATCGAATACATTTTTGATGGTCAGCAATATTATTATGCAGTTGATAGTACAAAAGAAGAACTCACTGAATTTATTGAGTCTTTGAATCAAGAACAATTCAGTAAACTTGAAGCGTTTTTTGAAAACTTACCAAAAATTAGACATCACATTGATATGAAATGTAGCAAATGTGGTTTTGACCATTCCATGGATATAGAAGGTTTAGAGAATTTTTTCGGGTAATGTTCGGCTATGATAGTTTGAAGAACTACTATATGACAAACTTCTCTCTCATGCAACACCACAAATATAGTTTAGCCGAACTCGAAACAATGATACCTTGGGAGAGAGACATCTATGTGACTTTGTTAATGCAATACATTGAAGAAGAAAATGAGAAAGCAAAACAAAGGAATAAGAAGTAACAATGCAAAACGAGTTATTCAACCAACTACTCTCTGAGAACCAATTAGGTGTTCTCTTAGAGCAAGGTGGTACTAATCTCACTAAAGCACAATTAGCAAAAGTCAGAGAAGCCGCTAAAGAGACGGCAAATATGACACTAGAAGAAGTGCAACGCAATGCGGATATCTTACGTGGTATTCGTATGGGTTCTGGTGGTCGTGAATCTGAGGTAATGAATAATTATACCGAAAGTCTTCAACAAAAGTTTGAACCTCAAAGAGTTGCAAAAGCAATGACCGGTAACTCTAAACTAAAAGGTAAGACTGACGATAAGATGGAAGAAGAACCTGAAGAAGAACCATACGATAAAAGAAAAGATCCATCCATCTCTAAAGTACCACCAAATACTCATATGAAACTCAGAAAGGGTGACTCTGAGGCTGATATTTTAGCAAAGATGTTAAACATGATGCAAGACAACTACGACAAGAAAAAGGTTCGTCAGTTAGCAGAAGACAAGGCTAGAAGTGAAATGGATTCTCAACGAAATGCTAGACACGATAGTTTATTAAATCTTTTTGGTCACGGTAAAACAAAAAAAGAAAAAGTTGAATCGCCATCAGAATTTAACTGGTTGAAAGTTGCCGCAGTTGGTGCAATTGCAGGTCTTGGTTTATTTGGCATGAAAGATGCACAAGCAAAGTTTAAAGAATTGCATAAAATTAAATTTCCTTCAGTCGATGATTTGATGGAAACTGCTAAAGTCGATATAGATAAGATTAAAAGTGGTGAAGATAGACCTAAAGTTGATTTTGCATTAGACATTGATGATTTACCTTTTAAATCGGAAGAATCAATTGCTGGTGGTACCGTTTCAAAAGATTTAATACCGATAATGCAAGCAGTTAAAAAGGGTCACTCTGATGCCATTATAACTGCCGCAAATGATACTTACCATCAAGAGTTAAAAAATAAACCAGGTGGTTATGTCAGCGGTCACACTCAAGGTATTGATATCGATGTAGTTATGAATGATATGAGTAAAGAGGGTGCCGCAAAACTACAAAAAGAATTCGCTGACCAAAACCTAAAAGCCAAAGTCACTTATGAACCACCAGATTTAAAACCCGGCAGTGTAAATCCTAGAGGTCACTATCATATAGAAGCCTTACAAGCATCTAAAGAAATGGTAGATATTTCTAAGATGGATAAAGAAAACACACCGGAAGCAAATACACCAACAAAGTTGAAACTTACACCTAAGCCATATACATTAGATAAGACCGATAAGACGGTCAAAGATATGCAGAGTAGCACAGGTCAAGCAAAATCACCGAGTGTTGTAATTGTTAATGAAACAACAAATGTAATGTCACCACAAGTGGTAAAGAAAATAATTAAAAAAATAAACCAAGATAATTGGGTTACTGATGGCGTACCACCAGCACTCATTAAACAATTTGGTGGGGGTACACAATAATGGATTACGAAACAGCACGAAGAGTTAGAGGTAGAAGTGTCAAAGACTTAACAATTCGAAACATTGAGATGGGTGGTAGTATTGTTGGCTCATACAAAGGTGCTGTGGGTGCCAAATTTAAAGCCGCCGCTACTCGTATACAAGAAAAATTTGACCCATTAAGATACGTTAGTATGCTCAATTCACCTTTGACAACTGCCATTGTTGGTCGTTTGTTTGGTAGAAAAGGCAGTACTATAAGATACTTTAATGAACAGCAAAGAGAAAAGCAACGCAATAAAGTGCATTATAGCAAAGTTGGTTCTGGTCGTGCAACACGTTTGAAAGTTGGCGACTCTACTGCTGATATTCTTGCCAAAATGCTCAATTTAATGCAGAAAGAGCATGATGAGGATTTGAAAAGATGGGAATTAGAATCTGAACATAATCAGCAAAGAAAAGAAGAAGAAGATAGAAGACACAATGCTTTGCTCAAAGCAATCGGCGGTGGTGTAGAAAGCCGTCCTGAAGAGAAAAAGGCTAAGGGTAAATCATTCTTCGAAAAATTCAAAGAAGAGATGGTCAAAATCTTTGAAACCATCAAAGAAGGATTTGTCAAAGCAACTAAATTGATACTTGGTATACTTGATGATATTTGGTTAGTCTTTAAAGATGTTCTTGAAGGTGTTTTAACTGTATTTGAGTTCTTAGGTAAACTGGTAGGACACATTGTGAATATGGTATTTGATGCTGTTTTAGGTGCGGTAAAATATATACCTGGCATTGCCGCATTAATTGAAGGTTTTAAATTATTCAAAAGTAAAATCATCGACAAATTAGTTGAGCATGAACTTACATTCAAGAAAATTTATGGGTTAATTACATCGTTATACGATTTTATAATTGAAAAAAGCACCGAAGATAAAGCAGAGAAAATGCTCTCAATGTTTGGTCCTTACGGAAAAGCATTGTCGGCAATTTTATCTAGCCAAGGTGGCTTGGATGTTTTTGAAGAACTTAAGAAAACGCAAAATAATGAAGAAAAGAATGAAGTTCTTAGAAAGTTCTATGAGAAACATAAAGATACTATTGGTGCAGACCCAAATTTAGGGGGTTCAATTTTAAAATTATTTGGTATGGATTTTGATGATTTGAAAAATACATTATCACCAGAAGAAGCCGAATTGAATAAAAAAGCAAGTTTGTCACATGCTTTTAGTTTTTCTGATGATATTAATAGTATCATGGGGTTCTTTGGAGATCCGGTAGATAAGACAAAGGAAGCGCAAGGACAAATTATTTCTTTTGGACCGGATGCATATCAATATCTAAAAGATTCTTGGTTGAATGGTAAGACCAAAGAAGAAGCGATGAAAGATAGCAAATTTATTGAATTGAAAGATAAATGGCAAAATACTACACTTTCACCTGCATTATCGAGAACTGGAATTGCTATCAATAATTCTGGTAATTTTATATCCGATGGTAAAATTATTCCGCCTGAAGATTTATGGAAAACATTTACCATTAAGAATTATAATAAGTTGAAGGAAGAACAAGGAGTGTCTGATAGCTCCTCTTTGCTGAAAACAACTACAGATTTATTCAAGACTGGTATTGATAAACTAGATTCGAAAAAAATGGATCTTGAGATGTCTCATGGCATCGAAACTCTACGTAGTAAGCAATTAAGTATTACACCGAATTTATCTGAAATGACAGATAAAATTAGAGGTACTTACAATGAAGTTTTCAATAAAGGTGATGTTGTTGTCAATAAGACAGTCAATAATATACCAGCACCACCGGCAAAGACGGAAGAAGATGACGAAACACCTGTTAGAACTACCGATCCTTCACTGTTGAGATGCCAAATGAATTATGCAGTAGCCTGCTAACAAAAAACCCACCTTGCGGTGGGTCTAAAACTCTCCAGAAGACACTTAAAAAGAAAGAGTTTTAATCTTCGATAACGAGTTCGTAATCTTCTTTAGAAACACCACACTCAGGGCAACCAACAGAGTCTGGTAAAGATGCATAATCTTCTTCAGAAAGAATGTGTCCACAAACTACACAACGGTAATATCTCATTGTAAACCTCCTAATACTGCTTGATATGCTTCAGCATGTTTCTTTTCTACTTTAGCAAGAGCCGCAAATCTTTTTTCCGCTTTCTTAAGAACTATTGCGAATTGCTCTGCATGTTCTTTTGATTCTGCAATTTGTTCCTCTAACTCTTTTTGCGCTTCTGATTTACCTTCAGAAACCGCAATAGCATGAAACTTGGGATACATTTCGGTAAACTCATACGTTTCACCGTCAATTGCTTTTTGTAGGCATTCTTTCGTAGAAGGTTTACCGATTAGCAATTCTAAATGACCCCATGCGTGTAAAATCTCTTGGTCTGCTGTATGTTCAAAGTGTTTTGCAACATCTTCAAAGCCTTCTTCTCTTGCAATCTTTGCAAAGTATCTATACTTGATATGTGCCATCGACTCACCGGCTAATGCACTTTCAAGACTATCTAACGTTCGACTCATATAAACTCCTTAGTTAAAAAATGATAAGTAATCTCAAGGACTACTTATCATAGTTTATCACAATTTCATATCAAAATCTAATTGATTTTTTCTATGAACGTTATTGTCTGGCTTAATCTTCTTCTGCCAAGCGTGAGAAGTAATCTAAGTCATCATCTTCTGCTACCAATTCAGCATCTTTGAACTTGGCTTTAGGAGCTTCTGCTTTGATTGTCTCAACGGTAGTCCTAGGTGTCTCAGAAACCCCTAGGACTTTGTCCAAGCGTTTCTTAAGGTCATCATAAGACTTGAACTCTTTATCACTTACAAGTACTTGTAAAGAGTGCTCAGAGTT